GGCCGCGATGATGACAATCGAGCAGCTGCGCGACGGGCTGCAAAAACACCCGGTGCGCGTGGTGGTGGAGGCTACCGGCCTGCACAGAAACACCATTTCCGCAATCCGCAACGGGCGCAAAAATCCCAAGTATGAGGTGGTTTTGAAGCTGTCAGAGTATCTGGCAGCGCAGGAAACCGAATGATGCACGGCGCATTTCTGGAAGCCGGATACCGCGTTTTTCCGTTGCACGGGTTCACCGGCACCGGCGATGAAGCGGTGTGCCAGTGCGGCAATCCGCATTGCGTAGCCCCGGGCAAACACCCGCGCGCGTCCAACTGGCAACACACGCCGGAATGGGACGATGAGCAAATCGAAGCCATGCAAATGGCGGGCCATTTTGACACGGGCTATGGCGTCCTGTGCCAAGGGTTGCTTGTGGTGGACGTTGACGCGCGCAACGGCGGGATCGATAGTTTCGCCAAGTTGGCCGAGGCCGTGCCGGAGGTATCCGGCGCAGGCATGATTGTCGAAACGGGCAGCGGCGGCGGGTCGCGGCACATGTATTTCCGCGCGCCTTCGCCTGCCGTTGCAATGGTGCAACATGTGCCAGACCTGCCGGGCCTGGATTTCAAAACGTCCGGTTTCGTCGTGGGGCCTGGCAGTCATCATGCCAGCGGCGGCAAATACACGCTGGCCTATGGCGGGCCTGACGATGTTGACGACGCCCCCGCCGCGCTGGTGGATATGCTGCGCAAGCCGGAGCGGCACAGGGCCGAATTTGACGGGCGGGCCGTTGACGTGTCGCATGGCGATATTGCCGAGATGCTCGCACCGATTGACCCGGACTGCGACTATGATACCTGGATCAGGATTGGCATGGCGGTGCATCACGCCACGGGCGGAACCGGGCAGGCTCTATGGGATGAATGGTCAAGCCGGGGCGACAAATACGACGCGGGCAAAATCGGCGGGCACTGGCACTCATTCGGGCGCAGCGCCAATCCGGTCACGCTGGGAACGCTTGTGCATCATGCGGAAGCGGCGGGCTGGCAAATGCCGGTCACATTCGCCCCAGATCAGGCGCATATCGACTGGCAAGACGACGCCCCAACGCAGGATCAACCCCGCGCTGACGGCTTGCCGTTTGACATCGAGGGCGTCGATCTGACCGCGCCTCCGGGCTTTGTGGGCGATCTGGCGCGGTGGATCGAAGCGCAGAGCCGCCGGCCGCGCAAACGCTTGGCCGCAGCTGGCGCGCTGGTGGCAATGGGCAATGTCGCTGGCCTGCGTTACACAGACGACCGCGATGGCGTGACAACCAACCTATTCGCGTTTTGCGTGGCAGGAAGTCGGACCGGCAAAGAGGCGATACAGCAAGGCGTGGCCAGCATTCACCGGGCGGCGAACATGGCTGCGGCAACCCACGGCGCGCTCAAATCGGAGCAAGAGGTCATCCGCAATCTGACCCGGCATCAGGCGGCGCTTTATGTCGTGGATGAGATCGGCATCTTTTTGGCCAAGGTGAAGAATGCACAGCAGCGCGGCGGGGCGATCTATCTGGACGGCGTGATCGGCCAGATCATGGCGGCGTATTCCAAAGCTGACGGGTTCATGTTGCTGACGGGTGACGCCAAAGAAGAGATGCGGGCCGCTCTCGACAAAGAGGCGGCGCAGGTGAACAAGAAGATTGACGCGGGCGATGGCGGGCCGTGGGCGGATGCGCGGCTTGAACAGATCACACGCGCGATGGATAGCCTCGACAACGGGCTGGAAAAGCCGTTCCTGTCGCTGATCGGGTTTACGACGCCGGTGACGTTTGACGATCTGGTGGACTACCAAAGCGCCACGAACGGATTCATTGGCCGCAGCCTGCTGTTCAACGAACGGGAAACCGCGCCACGATCTAAGCGGGGCTTTCGCAAGGCGCCGATGCCGGATGAAATGGCAGCGACGATTGCGGCGCTTGCGGATGCAGGCGAGTTCGACAGCGCGGCCAGCGGGCGGGTGGAATACTACGGCGATCGGCGGCGCATCCCGACTGACGACCGCGCGCTAGACATGCTGGACGCTGCGACGGATTGGCTGGAAGATCAGGCGGTGACGCACAAAGGGCGCACGGGCTTGGAAAGCCTCTACCTGGGCGCGTATGAGCTTGTCAGTAAGGTAAGCCTCATTCTGGCCGTTCCGGGAGGGCTGCGGACAGCGGAGCATGTCCGGTGGGCATTTGCACTGGTGCGGCGCGATCTTGACGAAAAGGCGCGGCTTGTGGTGGCAAATGACAGGGCCAAAGACGCGCCCAAGGTGGCGCTGCAAGCGCGGATTGCGAACATCATTGACGACGACGGCGAAACGATTGGCGTAATCTACAACCGCCTGAGGAGGTTCAAGCGGGCAGACATTGACGCGGCACTTGACGACATGGCGAAACGTGGTGTAGCGTCCAAGGCCGAAACGACGGGGCGGAATGGTGGCCGGGCAAGCGTTCGGTGGACCTACACAGGGTGAAGATAGTCGCAGATAGTCGCAATCTAGTAACCTAAGTCCTTGATTTTGCTTCGAGATAGCAAAATAGCCAGATAGTCTAGACACTGAATTTTGAGGGGCCCTAAGGGCCTCTTTTTTTGTGTCTGAGACAATTTCAAAAGTGTGTCTACTATCTTGACTATCTACTATCTTGGAGTGAATTCAATGACTTAAGGAATATCTTGAGAATATCTTGAACTATCTTGATAATACCCCTTGTGATGCACCTTGAGACATGCAACAGTCTACCCACGGCGCAAGCCAACTCACAAAAGGATGAACCCAATGAACATCAAAGCCGTCAACGCTTTCATCGCCCGCAAGGCTGAAATTGACGACCTTCTGGCCCGCCTGGCAGACGCCTCCGACGATCACTTCGGCGCTGACCCAGACGCCATCGACTGGGGCCACGTCGGCACACTCGACAGCATGGCCGCAGCCCTGCGGGACATTGTGGAAAACAACAATGTCTAACAGGCTTGCAGAATACCGCGCGTTCATCGCGTCCAAACACGCAGCGCAGGCAGAAAAGGTCGCAATCCAAGGCGCGACCATCTCCCCGCTCGCAAAAGCGCATCAGCGCACTGCCGTCGACTTCGCACTCGCAAAGGGCCGCGCCGCGCTGTTTCTCGACACCGGCCTAGGCAAATCGTTCTGCCAGCTGGAGTTCGCGCGCATCGCATCTGAGGATAGCGGCAAGCCGTCGCTAATCCTTGCCCCTCTGGCCGTGGCCGCGCAGATGGTGCGCGAGGCGCACAAGTTCGGCATCGAAGCTCGGCAAATCCGCGAACAATCCGAAGCCGGACCCGGCATCAACGTGTCCAATTACGAGCGACTGCCCAAACTGGACCCGTCCGCCTATGGCGCGGTCTGTCTGGATGAAAGCTCCATCCTAAAGGCGTTCCAAGGCACCACACGCAAGCGCTTGCAGGCGGCGTTTGAGAATACGCCTTACCGCCTAGCCCTGACCGCAACACCCGCCCCGAATGACCACATGGAGCTAGGCCAGCACGCAGAGTTTCTTGGCGTCATGAACGCCAATGAAATGCTGGCCCGGTGGTTTATCTCGGACCAAACCAAAATGGGCGCATACCGCCTGAAAGGACACGCAGTCGGGCCGTTCTGGGAATGGGTGGCGTCATGGGCGCGGGCCGCTGTCCTGCCGTCCGACCTCGGCGGCGATGATACAGGCTACATCCTGCCGGCCGTGGACATGAGAACCCACGAGGTCAGCGTAGATCTGATGGAAGGCGCGGCGGATGGCATGCTTTTCCGCATTCCTGACCAATCCGCAACCGCAATCCACAAAGAAAAGGAGCTGACGCTGGAAGATCGCTGCCAGCGCGTCGCTGAGCTGGCAGATCACGGCAAGCCCGTCACGATCTGGTGTGAGCGCAACGATGAAAGCCGACGCATCGCACAGCTAATCCCAGATGCGCGCGAAGTTCGGGGCGACATGACGCCGGACCAAAAAGAGGCGCTCTTGCTGGGCTTCGCAGATGGGGACTATCGGGTTATCGTGTCAAAGCCCAAGCTCGCGGGGTTTGGCGTCAACTGGCAGCATTGCGCCCATGTCATCTTCGGAAGCATTACCCACAGCTACGAACAATTCTACCAGGCGCTGCGCCGGTCGCATCGGTTCGGGCAATCCGAACAGGTCCGGTGCGACGTGGTGTTTTCCCAAACCGAACGCGACATCTGGAACAACATTCGCCGCAAGGCAAAGGACCACGAAAGCATGAAAGAGAACATGCGGCGCGCCATGCGCGGCGCGCAATCCGAAAGCGACCTTCACCGCAAACATGGCACACTCAAGGTCCGACTGCCTGAGTTCATCCAAGAGGAAACCGCACAATGACGACACAATACGAAGGCCGTAACTGGTCGCTGGTCAATGGCGATTGTGTAGAGGTCATGGCGCAGATGCCTGACAACAGCATTGACCACTCCTGCTTCTCATCGCCGTTCGGTTCGCTCTACATCTACTCCGACAGCGAGCGCGACATGGGCAACAGCCGCGGCGCAGATCAGTTCAACCGCCACCACCAATTCATGGCTGACGAATTGTTCCGCATCATGAAGCCCGGCACCGTCATCTGCGACCATGTGAAGGACACGGTTTTTTATCAGGGCGGCAGCGAAGATGGGCAGGGCGGCGTCTACCCGTTCAGTGATGACGCTCTGGCCGCATACCGACGCGCGGGCTTTGTCCTGCGAGCCCGGGTGACTGTCTGGCGTGACCCCGTGCGAGAGCGCGACAAAACCAACCACGAACGCCTGCTCTACGGCAACATCGGCAAAAACAGCCGCGTGTGCGCAATGGGTATGCCTGAATACATCTTGGTGATGCGCAAGGAATCCAAAGGCATCAAGGTGGGCGACCCGGTGCGCCATGCGGTGGACAAATGGGGAGAGGAACGCGCTCTTGAGCAGGCCGCAGATATTGCCGCAGAGGATGCGCAGCGCATGTTGAAGCGCGGTATGATTGACGGCGCGTCTCCCGACCTGCTGGAATGGCTGGCGCTGCAATGCCGCTTCAGTTTGCCGCAGTGGCAGGAATGGGCATCGCCGGTCTGGATGGATACCAATCAAATGGACGTGGTGCATGGGCGGTTTTTCAACAACCGCTACAAGGCCAACGGCGACGAACGGCACATCTGCCCGATGCCTCTGGACCTGATAGAGCGGTGCCTTACGCTCTATTCCAGCCCCGGCGACGTGGTGTTCGACCCGTTCAGCGGCGTCGGCTCGACAGGCTACACCGCAGCGCGGATGGGTCGCAAGTTTTTCGGCAGCGAATTGAAGCCGGAATACGCAGCGCAGGCGGCAAAAATCATCCAGGAAGGCGCAAACGAGATCGGAAACCTGCTGGATATTGCAGAATGACAGCGCCAAAACACACCGAATGGGAGCCAATCGTGGCGGGGCTTTTGACCACTCCGCTCACAGTCGGGCAGGCCGCAGAAGCACTGGCCGCAGAGCACGGCATACCACCCCGCAAAGCCCGCTCCATCTGCCTCGCAACCATGCTGCGGATGGCAGATCGCGGCGACATATTCCGGCGGCGCAAATATGGGGCAAACCGCGTGGAATACTGCGCGCAACCGTTCCCAGATCCGCCCGGCGTCCGAGTGGCGCAGATCAAAAGCCAATGGTGCGAGATGGGCAACACCAACTTCGTCTCACTCCCGAGAGAGCCGTGGGCATGACACAAACACAGGAGGCCACCCAGATGGCAAAACGAGTGGACTGTTACGTTCTCAGGACGCTGCAAGGCCGCTGCGCATTCGCGGTGCGTGGCGACAACGGAGAGGGCGTCTATATTCCCAGGACCGTCTACGATGCGCTTGCGCCTCAGGTGAGCGATTGCATCGAGGCCGTCATCGTTCCGAACAGTCACGCGCGCGCCAAAAACACGCCGTGGCAGATGGTGCGCGGATACATCATCGAGGAGGAAGACGAATGACACCGACCGCATGGCAACGGGCATTGAATGACTGACCGCCGCAGATCAACCAGCGCCGCCAAATATCGGCGTCTCTACAAGACTGCGCTCTGGAAAACACTCAGGGCGCAGATACTCACCCGCGACCTATACACCTGCCAGCGGTGCGGGTGCCGCCTCACCCAAGGACGCAGCAGGCCGACAGATGCCGTCGTTAACCATATCGAGCCGCACAAAGGCAGCGTTGACCTGTTCAGCGACCCGGACAACCTTGAGGCTGTCTGCAAGCAATGCCACGACAGCCGCATCCAGGGCGAAGAGCGCGGCACGACCATAGGCGCGGATGGATGGGCGGTTGAATAATTGTTCTGCATTAGAGCATTTAACCGTTGCGTCAGGGGTTCAGTGTGCTAAATATAGGTTATCGAAACGCAGCAAGGAGCTAAGCAAATGGCAAACCCTACCAACATCCCGCACCACTTCATCGCCGAAGAGATTGGCACACCGCAGCCGTGGGAGCTTGACGCGGAGCAGGTGGTCTACGAATTTATGACCGCAGGTGGCATGAACAGCGCAGATCAAGTGTCCGACCTGCTGGCAGATGATCCTAACGGCGCGGACGCGATGCGCGAACTGCTGGCCGAGTGGACGTTGTGGTGCGACCTCGGCGACATCAAAGCCGCGATGGAGCGTTTCATTGCAGACCGCCCTGATATGGACGGCGAATAATGCCGCGCGTTCCTGCCAAGATGATAAAAGACCTAAGCCCCGGCGATCATGTCCGGGGCTTTGTGCATGCCTGCGAATGTTGCGGCGCGCTATTCATTGCCAGTGCCGACGCACGCTTTTGCAGCAGCCCATGCCGAATGAGGTTCAACCGGCGCCCAGCGCAGGCGCCATCGGGCGGTTGACTAGGGCCGGGGGTGGGTCCATCTTCGGGGGAAC